GCAGCAAACTTCTGTACTTCTTGTTTATACTTATTTTCATATAGTGTCAACATATCCATTGGGCCTTTTAAGAAGCCATAAGCCTCTACTAAACATGCATATAATAAGCCGTTTGGAAAGTTTAAACTAATATAATTAGTATCGTTATTTTCTAAAAGATCAGGTGCCTTATCAAAATGAACTCTAAATCTATATGTAGTATTAGGAACTGGAGAAAAAGCTATACGTCCAGATGTGGTATCTGACTCTCCTGTAGCACCACCAAACATAGCATAATATTTAGGTTGACCTTGTGCTGCAGACGTACCTGTTACATCTTGAAATTCTTGTAAGTATGTATAATCTTTTTTCTCTAACCATCTATTAGCACCCGTGGTTTCAGATCCTGCTGTATCATAAACTTGTATACCTCTAATAAATACAGCTCCTGCAGGACAGTTAATAGTTTCTTGTCCAGCAACTAAATTACCTAATTGTTGTTTTCTGTTTGCATCTATTGGAAGTTCTCTAAATATTTTATATTGAGCATTTAAAATAATATTTTCTAACACTGCATCTGTTAAAACATTAGAGTCTGTTTCAGTGTAACTTTTAATTTGTGTTTTTAATCCTGATGCACTTAATCCTGCCATTATGCTGTTAGTGTTACCGGACCAGCCGATAAACTTCCTCCTCCAATATTTGTACTTGCAGTTGCTGTTCCAGCAGCTGTAAATGTGTAATTATTAGCATTAACTTTAGTAATTGTAAATCCTGCAGATTTATTTATATCCGCGCTTGTTATACCAAAAGAACCCTCTCCATTTCTAAATCTTACAGTATCACTTGTAGATCTACCATGATTTTCTTCAAATACAGTTACTGTTGTTGAACCATTTGTAATTGTAAATGGGTTTAAAGTTAAGACTCTAGCCACTGCAGGTTCTGTTCTATCAGGTCTTGCATTTAATAAACCTTGTGCATCTGCTGAATGTGCTTTTGGTTGTATCTGTGGGTGTTTTTTCTCAAACTCAGAGATGTGAACTCTAGCTCCATTCCATTCTATAACCATTTCTGAATACGGAAACTCTTGTCCTGATCTATCTGATATGAATTTTGCAAATTTTCCTGAAGATAATGCCATTACGCCTCCGGATAATAAACTTTAGGACTAATATAAGTGCTAGATGATGAACCGTCCTCTGCTAAAGCTCTTTGTAATTCATCTTCATATAACATTTTTAACATTTGAACTGATTGAGGTGCATTTTTAATTGCAAGGTAATATGCTAAACCAGCAACCATACAAGGTACAAAACGATAAGGAACATCAGTTGCATTTGTATAATCACCTACATCTTGAATTCTTTTTACATAATAATAATTTATAAATTTTCCTGCTTCACTAGATCCAGGTGTTAAGTATAAAGTTATTGTAACTTTATCTATAAACCTTTGAACAAAATACTGTGATGGTTGACCTGTAGAAGTTTTATTAGATAAAGCTTGATATTGAGATCTATTTATTTTTGTAAGAGGTGAGTCTACATTAGAATTTCTAAAAGAAGCTTCTAATACATCATCTACACCATAAACAGCTGTCGCATCTGATGTGCCATCTCCTGTGGATCTAAACATTGTGTAGACTGCTTGGTCTGCAACTAAAGTAATATTATTATTTGCAACTTCCCAATAGTGTAAACCTCTATTAGCCCATTCTTGAAATAGAATATTAAGAGATCTTCTTGCAGATTTAAGTTGATAACCTGAAACGTTTTGTTGCCCAATACGCTCGTAAGCTTCTTCTATTATCTCATCAATAGAAAAATTCTTATCAAACGTTGCTGTTCCAGAGGTAGTGTTAGCCATTTAACCTCCTACTTATCAATCAATAAAGTAGCTGCATCTATGTTTGTAATAGTGGAAACTTTCATTCCACCTGGAAATAAAATTCCGTCTTCAGGAATGTTCATTGAAAAAACATCTCCATTAGGAACATCAGCTTGAAACAAAGTCGCGCTATCTGTGTTGTCTTGAAGAATTATAGTTCCAGCACCACCTGCATCAGAAGCAAGGACAAGTCCTCGTAGTCTTGTTCTTCCTGCAAATACTGCTCCGGTAGCTGTAACTCTAACTGCTTTTACGTCACCCTTCATATTTTTGTTCTCCTTAAAATTTAAGTATGGGCCCGAAGGCCCACACTAAATTGATTATTAACTTACTGCCGCACTAAACGGAGTTGCTGGTGTTCCAGTACAACCTGAAATCACGTCAACTTTCCATTTACC